ACTGTCAGTACCGCTTCCTGTGGACCAGGGGGTCTCACCGGGAACATAGGGGTGCTTGATGCTCTTGTCAGCAGCGATAGCGCCGTACTGAGCTTGCAGGTTTGCATACTCGTCGAAGGAGTAGATACGATCGAAGTCGTTATCGAAGGGGGATTCCCAGCCGGTGCCAGGATCTTCGATCTCATTGGTGATAGTAGGCACACCGGTGGTAGGATCGATCGTGACTTCACCTCTGGGCTGCATGTAACCTACAGCTCTCTTGCCCGTGATGGCAACAGAAGCGCCGTCTTCGTCAACAGGGATAAACTTACCCAGTTCGTCGAGAACATAACCGCCATAGTTCAGACCACTTCCAGGTCTATCGGTGTTCTCAGTACCAGGATAAGGCTTGTCAGTGTTTTCATCACCTGCAGCGAAACGATCAGCGCCGTTGGAGAAGGTAACGTCAGCTTCGTCGAAGAATGCTTCGTTAGGACCATCAGGGCCATCATACATGGCTCTCATGGCGAAGATCATGCCGGTAGGACCAGACATGGGCTGAACGCCACAGATGTCATAGGCGATCAGGTTAGGCATGGAGCGTCTGATCAGGGAGATCAGAACGGGGTCGAAGCCAGCACGGGGGCCAGCATCAGCGTTGAGAGTACCATCCCAACCACCGTCGACAGAACCACCAGTGATGCCCTGGTAGCCAGCGCCGTTGACGGACATGGTGGGGGCTTCCATCAGCAGACCAGAGCCATTGCCCATGGCGGCTTGCTCTTTCAGGAAGCGCTCCTGGTTCTCCAGGAGTTGTGCGGTAACAGCCTTTCTGTATGGATCTTTGATCTCAGGAAGATCTTGATGATTCAGAATAGGTGCCCACTTTTCGTTAAGATGTTGTGTAGACATTAGGGTTCCTTTTCTTGTTTAATTCATTTAACAGAGCGAGAAAGCGCTCTCATATAAGCGGCCATAGATGGCGAAACGCTTTCATCGAGTGTTGGTTCCAGAGCCTCGGCAGACTCCTCTAACAGTTGACCAGAAGCTTGCTGTTGCTTAGGTGCTTCAGCGGTCACAAAAGATTCTTTCAGGATGCCGAGCTTCTGACGATAATTTTCTTCACTTTCAAACTCTACGGACTCAGCGAGACCAGCAAGCTTTTCCTTACCAGCTTCTGACAGATCCCAGGAGACGTCAGCAAGAACTGACTCACGCTGGAACCCAGACATCTGGTGTGCAAGCTTGACATTGGTATCGATTTGCTCGTTGAGCTTGTCTTCCATTTCATCAAGTTTAGCGACCATCGATTCGAAGATGTCATACTTCTCGTCGGGGAGAGTGACATAATGGTCTTCAAACAGTGATCTCAGTCCCTGCATAAAGCTCTCGGAGAGCTCGTTGCGGATACCGTTTTCGACCACCAGTTTATTCTCCTCCAACCATTGCTGTGAAGTATAATTGAGGAAACCCTCAACCTTCTCAGCGATATCAGTAATTTCTTGTTCAAATCTTGTGGAGAATGCTTCTTCCAGCTTTTCAACTTCAAGCTGGAGCTTTTGATTGAGTGCAGCTTCAAAGATGACCTTGGCTTTCGACTTGAAGTCTGCGCCAGCACCTTGATCTTCACTCAGTTCGTCAAGAGCACTATTTGCAGCTGAATCAATTTCAGCATGCTCTTGAGTATTGGACTTACCGCCGCCACCAGGGATGACATTTGTGCCAATCTTACCCTTGCCAGGAGCAGGGGAACCACCGTCAGTGACGGAGGAGTCAGAACGACTGTTGGTTCCATCATAGCTACCAGAGCCAGGGATTACATTGTCGCCAATTTTACCTTGACCAGGAGCGGCAGGACCAGGGCCATCAAGACCAGCAGCAGATGCACCCTTTTGTTGGGGGTCACCACTTACTTGTCCAGGAGCACCCTTGTAAGGATCGATCTTTGTGGAGTCATCATCAGACTTCTCATTTTGATTAGTGGGTCCACCAAGATCATTGATGGATTGACCAGGAACTAAAGAAGGATTAATTTTTCCTTTACCAGGTGCAGGTGAGCCAACTTCAGCTGAGGAAGCATTGGCGTTTACTGCTGTACGAGATTGTGCCATTTTGTTATGAATTTTTCAATTATTTAGTCAGTGTTATTTAGTGTAGTGCTTGCTTACAGCAGAATTCCTTACGGAAAACTATTTCATAAGAAGGTCATAAAAGCCATTGAGGACTGCCTCATCCAACATATGAGATGGAGCATTGTCAATGGTGTCCTTTACATACTGGACATCCTTCTCTTTCAGAAGGCCGTTGTCCCAGACCCACTCTTTTCCTTCCATAATACCTTGGACAAAGGCATCTGGAGCGGAGGGATCTGCAACAATATCAGCAGCAGTAGCCAGCATAAAGTCCTCGCCCACATAGTTAGCACCATTGCGCTGAACGAGAGATCCCATGCCGCGTGAAGAAACGCCCAGCGTAACCCCATCATTGAGGAGGGCTCCAGCGATACGTCCCATGGGTGTTTCGAGAATCTTAGCCTTTCCAATGAAGTTACTCCCTTCTTGTTTTAGAGAGGTGATTTTGTGAGACACGCGATCGAGATTGACCGTTGGTCCGTCGGGGTGACCCAACTCCCCCATAGCGCGGTTCTTATCAATGTAACTTTCGTTATACCTTTTAACTTCCTTAGCAAGGATTTTGGATTCATAGATACGACCGTTGCGGTTTTTAATATCCCCTTGGAGGAAGGGACCTTGGATGTAGAAATGCTTCTTACCATTGCTTTCCTCTGTGAGGACCTCAATGGATTCGATTTCTTCTCTGATGAGTTTCATTCTTCTGATTCTTCAGGTTGATCGGGGTACTCCATTTGAGGAGCTTCAGAACCATCACTCATATCAACAACAGGAGCAAAGTAATCTGCTGCTACCTGCTGCTTAATATCATTGATTGCATCGTAAGAACGAGTCATCAGCTCATTGTTAAGGACATCAGATGCCTCTGCGTTCTTACCTTGTACAATTAAATCAATTAATTCTGCTACTCTAGACATAATATTTGAGTTACGGTAAATGTATTTATGAAATTACATTGGGGAGGTGCCTGCGCCAGCACCTACACCACCACCTCCAACACTGCCACCACCTGAAATACTACCACCCGATGGCTGTCCTTCACCGCCGAGATCCATGTCTCCAGGTGGTGGCGTAAGGTTAGAACCTTGTGCGTCACCAGACAACTCGCCAGCCTCACCAGCTTGCTGTCTACCCTTGAGCATGAACTGTGCATTGGGGTCAGGAATGATACCAACATTACGCTCGTAAGAGATTTGTTGATCGATCTCCTTGATCTCACCATCAGTGTAACCAAGCAGACGGTTACGAACTTGATAGACAGAGAAGTACTTACCAATATAAGGTTCAGCCATGGCTGCGACCTGCATTTTATTCTGCAGCATCTCCATTTCTCTCAGCTCAGAGAAGTGGTTGTCGTAGACAAAGTCAAACTGGATGTGCTCTCTCATCGAGTCATACTCCTTAGGAGACACAACACCTTTAAGCACCAGCTGTGTCTTCAGCATATCGACAAACAGATATGCAAACTTCTTACGCATTCTGCCAACAAACTTAGCAAACTTAACCTCATCTCTTGTAATGTTATCAGACTGACCAATTTGGAAACCGTCACCAGAGTCCTGTCTAGACACAGGAACATTCAGTGAGCGATATAACTTGTCTTGGAAATACTTGAGGTCTTCCAGGTTGCCCAGGTTCTGACCACCAGGCAAAGTAGATACTTCAGTACCACGACCACCCTCTCTTCTAGGTAACCAGTAGTCCTCAAGCATACTCATAAACTTTTTACTGTCACGAATTTCACCAGTAGACTGGTCATAGGTGATCTTCGTTCTATAGCGAGCCATCACATCACGCAGATAGTTTTCTGCTTTTGCCTTAGGCAAGTTGCCAACATCAATGTAGAAGAGACGACGCTCAGGAGCACGAGCCATACGATAGATGACAATAGCGTCTTCCATCCAACGCAACTGATTCAATGACTTGGTAGCCTTGTTAAGGTAAGACAGGACTTGACCTGTATTAGCATCCACAAGACCAGAGGTGACATAGGTCACTGCATCTCTTGCGATCTTAACTGTATTACTTTGTGAGTTGATACCACTATGGTTCATACCCATGTAATTCATACCTTTCTTGTTATACAAGAAGTACTCAATAACACGAGCAGGGAATTGTTCTGTGGCCTTACCAAATACCTGTGGTAAGTCACCAGACATGGGTTTTTGTGGATTCCTGAGGATAGGTTCTGGTAACTGAGGTCTCTTGTACTCTCTAACCAACTTAATCTTCAAAGCATCAATGTTACGAATGTCTGTGATACCACGCTCTGGTGCATTAAGATCAATTACTTTATGATAAAACAGTCTTCCATCAATATACCACTTACGGAACATCTCATGTGCTTTATTATTAAAGTCCAAGAGGTGGAGAATATATGCAAACTCTTCTCTGATAATAGTTTTAATTCTTTCAGATACATCTAAGTTAGACAAGTCAATGGCAACAGGGGTATCATTGGAGTCTGATACAATAGCTTCATTGACAATGTCTTCAATGGCACTATCCACCTCAGGGTGCATTGCCATACAACGATACTTACGAATAAGTTCAGCATCCTTTGCTGCACCATCATCCAGGTTCATGCCATAAGCATTAAAACCACCAGCAGCGACAGTAACACCGTCGTCCATGTTGGGTGGTACTGGAGATATCTTACTGGCTAATTCTTCTAGATCAGGTTGTTTATATGAGAAACCAAATAATCTAGTATTCTCACCTGGCCTGCCTGTTTGACCTTGGGGTGTCTGAGTCACAATGTTTTTATTGTCTTATGTACTATTTATGGGCATAAAAAAAGGAGGCCAATCCGACCTCCTCTTATTATAACAGAATTGTATCAGGAAGCAACTGCATTGAGAGAAGAGTTTGCATCTCTTGCAACAGGAGAAGTGTAAGGATCGCCTGTCTCAATTGCACTCCAGTACTGGACACAGAAGGTGACATCATAGTATTCAATGGTGTCTTGTGTCTCGAAGTCCAGGTCAATGGAACCGACCTGTGAAGGCCAGATACCTTCAAATCTGTAAGCGCGGAGTTGGTTACCGTCACGGTCGAGCTGACGAACGATGGCGTTAGCGAAGTAATCGTTCAGGGTGTTAGAACCAAGAGCAAAGTTATGGTTCTGAATTCTTTCAGACCACTCTTCAAATGCCTTTCTCAGGTTGAAGGTGACATCATTAGTCACGGTTACCTGCCAATCGTCAAAGTTTCTGTCCCCAGAGACCTTGAGCTTTCTGCCTCTGAAAGGAACATCGATAAAACCGACATTCGAACCAGGGAGTTGGGCTGCCTTGATGAGGAAAGTACCTTCGTTGGTAGCCAGTGTAGTGTCTGCCACTACAGGATCAGGGAAGCGCAGTTCCACTTGGAACATGGTGGGGCGGACACCGCCGCCCTGTAGCACTGCCTTAAAATCCTCAATAGATCTTTGATATGCCATTAGGATATACCTCTATCAGGTTGAATTGCGTCTAAAGAGGCCAACCGCCTCATCGAATGTCACACCAGTCTTCGTGGCAACGAAGTTCAGTGTGATGAAGTTGATGGACTTGGCTGGTTTGATGTAGATGTCAGCTACAAACTCGTTGCGATCAATGATCTCAGGAGTGTTGTTGGTTTCATCACATACGACCAGGAAGTCATACATACCTCTCTTGGACTGAATGTCTCTCAGGAAAGGATTGACATTGTTCTTGAAGAGGGTTCTTGTGACATCATCGTTAAACTCAAACAGAGTTGTACGGGACATCTTAGCGATCTCTTTCTCAACAATGAGGAAGAGACGACGGACATTGATACGATCAAAGGCCGAGCTATAGCCAAGAGCAGTCTTATCACCATAGAGAATAGTGCCTTCACCAGGGAACAGACATACAGGGTTGATTCTGTTGCTGTACAGTGAGTCACGCTGTTTCTTAGATGGGTTGTAAGGAAGCTTGACTACATTGCGAATCTGACCACGAGAGAGACCAGCTGGTGAATACCAGGGCTCAGACCTCAGAGCTGTGTAGACCAGTGTACCAGCGACATCACCGTTCAGAGGTACATATCTGTACTCGTCATTGAAACGATCGTAGGTATACTTATAACCACTGTCAAAGACTGTGTAAGAGGACGAAGAAAGTTCCTTCGACCAAGTCACCAAGTTGTCAGTGATTCTCTCGCTGTCAGTTTGGTTGATAACCATGTAACGAGGGGGTGACAGGAATGCCATGCAATCCTTTCTCTCCTCAACAATCGAGATAATGAAGTTTGATTTCGCTACCGAGTCTTCCAGGTTGTCACGAGCAGGACCTTGGAGAATGTAGTCCAGGTCTTCCAGGTTCTCAGTTTCAAACTGGTTGTAGGCCATTTGCAGTTCACCCAAGGATGCCTGCAGGTTATCAACACCACCTTTCAGAATTCTCTGACCGGGGAGGATGAAACCACATCTTACACCGTCACCGATTGGAGTACCAACAGGATCCAGACCTTCGTTCAGTCCTTGACTTGCCATGTCAATGACATGGTTAGCAAACAGAACATTAGAGCGACGATTCATCTGCTCCAGGTAGTAGTTTCTCTCACCCTCAGGCATTTTGGCGCCCGACAGTTTAGAAACATTGGTGTAAATCTCAAGGACATTGCCTCTGGTTCCAGTAAAGTCACCAGTGTGATCATACACAATCATGTGCATCTCATCGTTGACAGCACCCTTCTCACGAGCGTTGATCGTGGTGCCAGGACGAGAAGCGAAACGATACCAGGGCACACCAGCCAGAGCAATCTGTTGGTTGTACCAATCGTCTTGACCTTCGATCAGGAATGCATTGACGCCATCGGTAACCATGTCACCAATGCCGGGCTCATACAGGATGACCCAAGCGTCTTCTGCTTTGTGGTACTGATAGGTGTTACCCAGGTCAGCAGGACCACCAGAGGATACCTTCTGTCCATCGCGTGGCTCAGAGGGCCAGTTGTAGGTCAAACCTTCATCGAAGGAAATGACATGAGGAACCCAAATGGTGTCAATGATGTTAGCATCATTAGGAGTACCATCAAAAGTGAATTCAGCATCCAGTGTTTCTGTTGTGCTGTTATCGTCGTCGGTCTCGATATAAACGCCATTCTCAGTCAGAAGATTTGCAGTTGTATTACCAACCTTGTACAATCTTTGTTGTCCGAGTTGTGTGACATCCTTAATCTCACCACCATTTTCAATGAAGTTACCAATGGTAAAGGATCCATGGGTAACCAGGATTGTGTGGATACCAAGTTCAGAGCGAACAACAAGACCTTCTGCACCACCAAGTACATTCTCTTTTACAAATGTACCAGCAGCGAATCTGTCGGCCTGAGTCGTTTGAATCTTGATGTATGTACCGATGTAGGTACCACTTGCAGTAGTGTCGTCGAACTGTGTGCCGGAAGGATTAGTAGCTCCATCAGCAACAGACCAGGACAGAACATCGTTAAGGTTTGCTCTATAGTCAGCACCTCTATCGATCATAGTAACAGCAAGGCCATTACCCCAGGTACCAGGGTTACGCGCAAGGAACTTAGCCTTTACATCTGAACTCTGGAACTTCTCAACATAAAAGTCATCATCATTTTTAACATAGGGGAATTCACCCTCAAGGTTAGGACGATCAGCTGCATTCCTCATGGTCTGCAGATACTCACCGCTGGAATCACCAACAGCGTCGTCACATCTGATTACATAACAGATACCACCGTACTCAAGGAAGTTACTAACTGTCCACCAGTACTCGTAGTTTTCATCAGTTGGGTCACCAAAGACTCTCTGAAGCTCAGCCTCAGTGTCAATTCTCATCATCTCGCCTACAGGTCCACGCTTAAATGGACCGGCTAAAGCACCCAGATTAGTGATGATTGCATCACTAGTTCCCCTAGTAAGATCTACCTCATTTACAAGGATACCGGGGGAAGCGGTCTTAATAACCATTTCCTATTCTCCTGAATATTTCATATTCCTTTCTATTTAGAAATACCTGTGTTTGCAAGGGATACGGATTTGGTAATATACTATTTATATGGTGGTAGAATCTATCTACAATCCTTTACCACCAGTCTGTATTTGGAGTACCCCATGTCCAGTTGCCCATGGGTGTTCCATACTCATCAACAGGTAGTCCAAAGTGCTCTGCTCTGTCTCTATATTTGTCATACCTTTCGTGCTCCCACTCTGTCTTCCAGAGCTCATTCCCATCAACAAACACACCATCACCTAGACCATCATCAACAAAACCAAAGGGAGCCATATCCTCTTCAAGTTGTGTCTTATCCTTCTCATACAACTCTTCTCTGACACTCTGGTCAGTCATCTCTTTGAAGTAGTCCTGTGCTACAGCCCAAGCATAGATGACCATACACATCACCAAGTCATCATGGCAACCATCCTCAGCTGAGAAAGAGTCTCTCTTCTCCACAAAGGTGGTTAGTTCATTAATAATCTGAAAGTCATTGAATAATACTTTGTCAGACTCAACCATTTGTTTTAGGTTAGAGCAACCAAGTTTCTTAGGTGCCTTGGCCATCTTGAGACCAAGCTGTGTCTTTCCACCAGAGAAACCATGACCCAACACCTGACCATTCCTACCTCTCATAGATGTCATGAGTAGGTTCTCATACTCCATATCATAGAAGATAATGGACGCCACCTGGTCACCAATGTCATTCACCTCACATAATATCCAAGCTTTATTGTATCTCTTTGCTACCTGTACAATAATATCAGGGAACAACATAGGTTTGACTGTATTATTCCTATACTTACCAACAATTTTATGTGGATAGGATGTAATATCAACAAGGATAAAAGCAGAGTAGTCCAGTTTCATACCACGAGACACATCCACTGTCATCAAATACTCATGACCAGGGATGGGTTCCTCATAGATATCCAGACCTGCTGAGCTGGTGATGGGGTCATCGTAACTTAAGGATTTAAGTTTAGAACCAGTAATAAGAGTACCAGCAGAACCAATAAAGTCACATTCAAATTCCTGTTGGAATTGTTGTTCTGATGTGTTAGCGATAGTCTCTTGTTTCCAGGCATCATCTCTTCCTGGAACTTCTGACCAGTGTGCTTCTGTGTGTCGATAACTATTCCTACCATTCTCTGCATCATTCCACAACTTATAGAAGTGGTTCATCCCATTGGGGGTAGAAACAATGATGACCTTGGTAGATTTACCAGATGAAATTGTAGGATATACTGACGAGAAAAATTCGTCTGCTACGTTAGTGGGAACGAACGCAAACTCGTCAAGCATAACAATATTGTAAGAAAAACCACGAACGGCACTACTAGATGTGGACGACGCTGTAATTCTCGAACCGTTTTCCAACTCAATAGACCCTTTGTTCCACCCGAGGACGCCTTGTTGTAACCACTTTGGAAGATTCTCATAGGATGTCTGCAATTTTGCCATCAATTCAAACGCAGTCTCTCGCTTGTTAGCCAGGATAGCGATGTTAATATTGTCACGAAAAATAGCCTGGTGAATCAGATAGGCCGTAACCGTAACTGACTTACCAGACTGACGAGGTAGTTTACAAATACTGAATCGATTATTGTGAAAGCTATCAATCAGGTTGCGTTGGAAAGGATATGGGATGAAAGGAACAATACCGTCGTCCAAACTAATAACTTTAATATAGTTTTCCAGAAAGTACTCAGGATCCTGGGAGCAACGTATAACCTCCTGTACTTGTTCTTTAGTAAAATCGACCTGTACTCCTCTCTGCTTAAGAAGAGGATTAGATTTATACGATGAAGCATTGTCTAGTAGCATTCAATCATTTCTCCACATTATTTTAGCATTTTAGCAATTCCATCTGCGTCTGGCTGCCTTACCTCTTTCGCCATTCCAACTACGAGAACGAGCACAGAAACTCTTACGTCTGTTGGCTGCCTTTGAACCAGGCTTTAACTTAGAGGGGGGAGTTGTGACAGCAGTCTTCAGGTTGCCACCTGTGCGTCTGTTATACTTAGCAACACCCTTTGCTGTCATACCAGCACCAGACTCAGTACTTCTCTTGTCACCAGACTTCTGGGACATACCAGACATATCCTCTGGAATGTATTCCTCTGTGGTGCCTTTAATTTTATCCCACTGAGGTGGAAACAAGGTTGATTTCTTTTTGATGATATTTCTTCTGTTTTTTATCTTAGCATTAGCTCTGTCTGTATCAGTAACATCAATGTCACCCTCAAACATAGGCTCAAATTCTTTTTGACGAAGTGCCTTACGACGTTTCTTCTCCATCTGCTTAGGAGTTACAACTTCTCCTTTACCACGATTAGCATCAGGATCCCAATTATTGGGTGGGGTGTAATTGTCTCCAAAAGCTTTGATGTTGGATCTTACACGTTGTGTATGTTGCTTATTGCTGATACGACGTGAATCTTCAGGAATATACTCCTCATAGGCATATCTATCATCAGACTTAGAGGTGTCACCCTTTCTTTTGGCTGTCTTATCTGCAACAGCATACATTACATCAGGAGCATCCTTACCGTATCTCTTCACGAAGTCACCTTTCTTCTTCTTAAGAGCATCAATTACTTCGCCCCTCTTAGTATCTTCATAACCACTTTCCTTGACACAAGAACCTTTATCAAACTTCTTGGTATCGGGCTTGCGCTTATAACCATCCCAGCAAGGATTTTTTGCTTCTACATTAAGTGTCTTAGGATAACCTTTCTCACCTGGCTTGGCTGGCTTCTCACCACGCTTACGCTTGGCGTGGATGTTGTCCCACAGTCCTTTTGCTTCAGTAAGTCCAACTAACATAAACCTTGGTCTTACCTCACCCAAAGGCTCCTGGTAGTCTCTTTGGATTACTACTGCTCTCTCCTCACCAGTGTCATGGTCCTCAATGAGCAATTCGATGCCGTCATCAGTCAAGATAGGTGGTGAAGTGGGCTCACCCTCCTCCTCACAAATAGTCTCATATGCAAAAGACTCATTATCACTCATTGGTGCCCAGTCCTCTTTCCTCATCACCACAGTGCGTGGGGTAGAAGGTGCAACCAGGACCATAAAGTTATCCTTGTTATCACCACAATGAGTGGAAGGATAATATGCTACCAAGACTGCTGTAGGATACAGCATCGAAACGACATCTTGCATCTCTTGCTTGGTGGGAACCGAAACCTGAGGCCAGAAGAACTTGATGCGTTTTGTGACGCATCGGTACATATAAGTGACTTCATATACCTGACCGACTTTGTTGAGTGCGACTGCTTCATCAAGTGGCATCCAACCGGACTCTTCCATAACCTGGTTTTCTTCTGCCCAGTCATCGGGGATCATACCATGCTTGGCTTTAAATTCCTTATGTAATTCTTTGGGCGTGATACCATTCTCTCTGGCGATGGTTCTCATTACACCATCAATAGCGACCCAGGATGTATCAGACATCTCAACCAATGCATCCTCTAACTCTGCAATAGCTGGGTTCTCTTCTTGTAAAAGCTCTGGTTCACTCTCTACTTCTTGTACTTCTTCCTCTTCCTCTGATAAAAACTTCTTATTGATATACTCTTCATACTCTTCCAGGGACATGGAAGTAGTCAGTGCGTGATAGGTTCCTGTGGGACCTGTCATATTACCACCATTGGGACCTGCTGGTGGTGCATAAGACCCATCATCCCCATTGTCAGGGTTACGCATACCAATGAGAGCCTTGGCTAGTGCCTTACCATTAACTCTATCAGAATATGTGCTTGGTACCCTCTTGACTTCTGCCTCTGGCTCATCAATAACTGGTTTGATGTTCTCTCTATACAGACGGCGAGCCATCTGTGACAAACTTTCCTTCGTGTAACGAGGTTCTGTGGGCTCAAGTGCAGGAGCGGGTTGACGCTCCACCTCAACATTAATGTCCAGGTCCTTGACACTGGACTTAAGATCATTTAGACCCTCTGTGACCTTACGATCACGCAGAAGATCTAATCTATCATCACTTAAAAAATTTAGTTTTGGTTGTCCCATTGATATCAATATTCCTATGTTAGTTATTTAGTACTGACTATCACCGTACTCTCTGGTAGCGCTTTTACCCAGTCCCTTGGCTTCAACTGAACCTAAACTGCCTGACTTAGCTCCAATAACAGATTTGCCAATTTTTCCAGCAGTTTTGGCAATTTTTTTAGTTGTGTTTAATGCTTTCTTTGCCAGAGGACTTGCTTGTACAGGGTTGTTACTATTAAGAATTCTATTTCTATTCTGTTGTG